GCTATTTCCGCAGGGGGCGCCCGTTCGGCGTAGTGCGGAACTTATTATCTCCGCAGGAGCAGCTAAACAAAATAGCGTCTCAAGAGCTGCATATAGTTAATACCACAGCTAATAGTGGGTGGATGGTAGAGAGTGGATCATTAGTTGGTATGACTGCAGATGACCTTGAGGAACATGGGGCAGAAACAGGTCTTGTACTTGAGTATGCTCGTGGCACTACACCCCCACAGAAGATTGGAGCTAACCAGATTCCAACAGGTTTAGATCGTATTGCTCAGAAGGCAGCCTTGAATATTAAGACTATATCTGGTGTCAATGACTCTATGTTAGGTACGGATAGCGCAGAAGTATCAGGTATTGCTATTCAAGCTAAGCAGAATCGCGGTGCTGTAATGATCCAAGTCCCCTTGGACAATCTGCGTAAGTCTCGACAGTACTTGGCTGAGAAAGTCCTAGGGCTTGTCCAATCATTTTACACAGAGCAACGTGTTATCCAAGTTACTAATGAAGAAGACCCATTAAAACCACGGGAAGAAATGGTTATAAACCAAGAGACCCCAGAGGGTGAGATTATAAATAACCTTACACTGGGAGAATATGACGTAATTATTTCAACTGCCCCTGCCCGTGATAGCTTTGATGAAGTTCAGTTTGCTGAAGCTATCAGCTTGAGGCAGGCAGGCGTCGTTATTCCTGATGATGCAATCATTGAATACAGCCATCTTGCTAAGAAAGGCGAGCTAGCCAAGCGCATTCGTGTGATGACTGGGCAAGAACCACCTACCCCAGAGCAAGCAGAAGCGCAAGCTGCGCAACAGCAGATTCAAATGCAGCAACTGCAGCTTGAAATTGCGAAGCTCGAAGCAGAAGTGAAGAAGCTACAGTCTGAAGCGGCACTCAATATAGCCAAAGTACAAGATACATCTGAGGTAGATCCGCAGATCCGTATGGCTGAGCTGCAGGCCAAGATCCAAATGAATGAAGAACAGCTACAGCTACGAAGAGAGCTGTCTTCAGAAACGAATCAGATCAGAGAGAGCCAGTCTCAAACATCTGCTGCCACAAAGCTAGCAACAGCGGCTTTTCAAAACACAAACAGGAACGATAGGAGTTCTTAAATGAGTAAGAAAAAAGATAAAACAGAAGATAAAGAAATAGAGTATGCCGTGATGCCAGGTGCAGACCTCCCAGAAGAGGAAAGTACTGAGCAGTTAGACCTTAGTTTCGCTGAGGTCCAAGAAGCCTTAGCAGAAGAGCCAGAAACTGAAGAAGAAACTGTTTCTAAAGATGAACAAAGTACAGAAGAAGAAACAGAATCAGAGGAAGAAGCTGCTGAGTTAGAAGAAGAGGAAGCCGAAGAGGAACCTGAAGCTGAACCTGAACCTGAAGCCGAAGCTGAACCTGAACCTGAGTCTATAGCGGATGAAAAACCCACTAAGAAGCCAATGGTTCCCAAAGCGCGGCTAGATGAGGTGCTTGCAAAGCAAAAAGCACTACAGAAACAACTTGATGAGATAAATGCAGCCAATGAAAAAGCAGACGAAGCGCCCGAGTCGTATGATTTTGACGCAAAAGAAGTTGAGTACCAAAACATGGTCTTGGATGGTGAGACAGAAAAAGCGGTTGCGCTTAGAAGAGAAATTAGAAAAGCAGAAAGAGAGCAGCTTGAATACGAAATGAGACAAGAAATGTCTCAAACAGTTAGCCAAGATCGACAGATGACTGCTTTGCAACAAGCCGCCAATGCTATGGAAGAAGCTTATCCGGTATTTGATAATGACTCAGAAGAGTTTAATCAAGATATGACCAACGAAGTTGTTGAACTGCGTGATGCATTCATCATGAAGGGATACGAAGCCGTGGACGCGCTGTCAAAAGCTGTGAAATATGTTGTTAAAGACCACGATTTAGATCAAACAGTCGATGAAGTACCTAGTTTAGCAGGTAAAGCTAAAAAGACTGATGAACTAGCTAAAAAGCGTGCACAAGTTAGTAGGAAATTAAAAGCTGCAGACGCACAACCCCCTGAACTTCCAGGCGAAAGCTCTGCGCATCACGGTGAAAAAGCAATGGATCTCTCTTCAATGACAGAAGAAGAGTTCGATGCTCTGCCAGAAGCGACGTTAAAACGGCTAAGAGGCGATATTTTATAAGGCCCATGTAAGGCCCGAGTTAGTACCTCGGGCCTTATCATGTCACTACGAATAATTGTTGCATTAATATATTAGCTGTACTAATATGATTTATACGTATACCCCTACGATATGGGGTCGGCCCGTAGCCGTAAAAAACGTAACCCTCGCCTACAAAAGGCGTTAAACCTGTCGAGGTCGCCCCTCGTAAATCAGCGCTAGTTCGTCGCTCCACGATACGGAGATACGGATTAGCCGCTCCTTTAAGTCGGCTGATAAGGCGGCGTGTGCCGCATACTTTTTTGTCAACTTAATAGGAGGCCATCATGGCTTTAACAAATTTCGGCACCTTGACTGGTGACCAACTCCAAGCTTGGAGCCGCGACTTCTGGAAAGTAGCTCGCAATCAATCTTTCATCAACCAGTTCGCTGGTTCTGGTTCTAACGCTATGGTTCAGCGAGTAACTGAACTTACTAAGAACCAAAAAGGCACAAAAGCTAACATCACTCTACTCGCTGACATGTCTGGCGACGGTATCACTGGTGACAATACTTTGGAAGGCAACGAAGAAGCCCTCCGCGCGTATGACATCAGCATTGAGCTGGACCAGTTGAGATTTGCAAACAGAATCGCTGGCCGATTGACTGACCAGAAGACTGTTGTAAACTTCCGTGAGCAATCTCGTGACGCACTTGCTTATGCAATTGCTGACCGATGCGACCAGTTAGCATTCTTGACTCTATCAGGTGTTGCTTATACTTCTAAGAACAACGGTGGTACACGCGCTGTTTCTGGTAGTGCTGGGCATGAGTTAGTAGATCTTGAGTTTGCTTCTGACGTTTCTGCTCCTACTGGTGATCGTCACCGTCGATGGGATGCTACTAGCGGTTTGGTTGCTGGTGACACTACTGCTGTCGCTGCTGCCGATAAGATCGGCTATAGCACTATCGTTAACCTAAAAGCTTATGCTAAAGATAACTACATCCGTGGTATTCGTGGTGCTGGTAACCAAGAAACTTTCCACCTGTTTGTTACTCCACAGCAAATGGCTGATCTGAAGTTAGATTCTGACTTCTTGGCTAACGTTCGTAACGCTGGTGTTCGTGGTTCTGCTAACGGGTTGTTCTCAGGAACTTCAAGCCTAATGGTTGATGGTGTAATGATCCACGAGTTCCGTCATGTGTTTAACACATCTGGCGCTACTACTGGTACTTCATCTAACGCTGGCGCTGCTGGCTACAAGTGGGGTGCTGACGCTGACGTAGTTGGTGGACGTGCTCTGTTCTGTGGTGCTCAGGCTCTAGCACTAGCTGACATTGGTTTACCTGAAATGGTTGAAGATACTTTCGACTACGGTAACCAGTCAGGTATCTCTGTAGGCAAGATCTTCGGTCTCCGTAAGCCTAAGTACAACAGCGACGTAAGTGGCTCTGTACAGGACTTCGGTGTTATCGCTTTAGATACTGCACAGTAAGACTACCGCCCCCTCTTCGGAGGGGGCTTTTATTTATAAAGGAGTTAATCATGAAGATTGTAAGTAGTGAGTCATTACGAGTGACAACCCTTGGTGGGACCGCAGTATTGTTTGAAGCGGGTGTACCGCGAGACATAGCCGATGAGATTGGTTTATTAGCAATCCAAATGGGCGCAAAAGAATACAACGACAAATATGTTGAAGAAGAAGAAGCGGAAATCGCTGAGGTGATAGAGATAGTCGTACCAGAGGTATCGGTACAACTTAATACAACATTGGTCACAGTCCTTGAGAAGCTAATGGACGAAGGTGATCCAAAGAATTTTAAAACTAATGGCCACCCTAAAGCTGCAGTAGTAAATAAAGCAATGGGGGAGACTATTGGCACTGATGAACGGGAAGCAGCCTGGGAATCAATCCTCAACTCATAGGTATATATCATGGCAGTCACAGTACAAAGCGTAATAGATAGAGCACAGACCGTACTTCAAGATACAACTGGCGTCAGATGGCCTGTTGTAAGTGAGTTAGTATTGTGGATCAATGATGCTCAACGAGAAATAGCACTATTAAAGCCTGATGCAAGTGCTACTAACACAACCATCACGCTTGCTACTGGTACAAAGCAAGACATACCTAGCGGCGGGAATAGGCTACTAAAAGCAGTCCGAAATATGTCGGCAGCTTCTAGTGGTACTGGGAAACGCTCTGTAAGACTCGTAGATCGAGAAGTGCTAGATGGTCAAACTCCTGATTGGCATGACCCATCTGTAAGCGGGGACGCAGCGCATACTAATATCGTTAAGCACTACATATATGATGAAGCAAACCCCCGTAATTTTTACGTCTATCCTGGCGTGGCAGGTAACGCATATTTAGAAATTATCTACTCTTCAAACCCCGCGGCAGTTACCCAAAGCGGCAGTTTGTCTATACCAGATATTTACGCTAACGCAATCATGAATTACGTTTTGTATATGGCTTACATGAAAGATGCCGAATACGCGGGCAACGCCCAACGTGCTAGCAGCCATTTCCAACTATTTACGACTTCAGTCACTGGAAAAGGTCAAATTGATGCAATGACCAATCCGAATATGGAACGTAGAGCACAACTGACGGCGGTATAAACTATGGCGATTTCATATGAGACGCTGCTCCCTGAGATACTCCCTATGGTGTCTGGATGCTCAGATACCCTAGTTGAAAACAGCATAAGATCAGCCGTTATAGAATTATGCGAAAAGGCTAGTGTCTACCAAGTTGAATTAGACCCATTAACTACTGTATCTAATATATATGAGTACGATCTTGAGGCACCCTCGGGTACAGCTGTACAAAAGATATTGTGGGTAACGCACCTTGGGAAAGACATTGAGCCCATTACCTCTACCCTGCTCGAGCAGCGTATACCTAAGTGGCGCGAAGGCAATGGTGTCCCTGAGTACTATGTACAACAAGGCGCGAGTCTATTCTGGCTAGCCCCTATTCCAACTACTACTAGTGTTGGTAGCACAATTCTCAGAGTAGTGTTAAAGCCTACTCATACAAGCGCTGCTTGTGATAACGACGTGATGAATGATTATCGAGACACTATTGTTAATGGCGCCTTATATAGATTATTAAGAATCCCAAATAAAGATTGGACAGACCTCACAGGCGCACAAGTGTATGGATCTTTATTTAATCAAGGTATTACTGACGCGGAGCGTAAAGCGCGAGGCGCAAACACTGGTGTAGCTAGGACGGTTAAGTATGGTGGAACTTCAGGAGCATGGAGAACAAGACGTAGGCAGTATGGTAGCGGTGGATAAACCTGTTGAATCACCCATAGAGGACAACATTCATTGGGTGGCTCCAGCAGTAGAAGAAATTTTAGAGGCTAATCCGCAGCTTACATTTACAGTTGCAGATATATACCTAGCCTGCGCTCAAGAACATGCAACACTTTGGACAACTGATGAAGGGATGGTTGTCACTACAGGTGAAACAGATATTTTCACTGGTAAAAGAACCATGTTGATATGGCTAGCTTGGGCCGAGAAGAGAGGGACTAACTTAGTATCAGTCCATCAAGACTTCTTTATAGAACAGGCTAAGGTAGGTGGTTTTTCAAAATTAGAGGTTAGGTCTGCAGTGCCTGAACTGAAAGATTATATTCTTTCGCAAGGCTGGCAGTTAGACACAATTGTTTATACGAGAGACGTTTATGGGTAGCAAACCAAAACAGCAAGACTATGAGCCTTCAGCAGCAGAAAAAGCATCGGCCGCGGTTGCACTAGCAGAAAATAAATACTTTAAAGCAAAGTATGACCCCCTTCTGCAAAAAATGCGCGATGCGTCAAAAACCGATGACTCGGGCAGGGTACTGCGGGGGCGAGCCAATGCAGATACGATGCAGGCTCTAGCAGGCAAAGCCAGTTATGACCGAGCTGCGACTGCTGCGTCGGGTGGAACTGAGGCACAAGCTTATCAAGCACAGCTTGGTCAGGCGGATAAGGCAGGGTTAGGAATTAAGAATACTATGCAGCTGGGCGTACTAGGCACAGCGCGCGGTCAGGCAGCTGACGCCCAGTCTGGCATGGCAATCGCAGCTAATCAGGGTGCTTCAAGAGTATTGACCAAGGCGAAAGCGGAGCAAACAAAACGTGAAGCTAAAACAGCAATGCTCGGGCAGCTGGGCACCTCACTAATCCTGCAAGGCGCTAAGAATATGAAGTCAAAGGGGGAGAAGCCTAAATTAGATGCTGATGGTAATCAATACAAAGATGCAGACGGAAACCTTCAGACTGAAACAGTCAGCGGTGGCTTCTTCAGCCCAGTTAATAAATCAGGCGAGTCGGTTTCGGGTTTTGGTAATCGCCTTGGCTGGACTAACTATTTCGGGGGGAATTAATAATGTCACAAATGCCAATGGACTTCGGTTATAACCCCTACAGAAATACACAGGGTAATGGTGGTCTAACAACTGTTGGAGACCCTGACCAAGTATACGCAGATATTACTAGAGATGATTATCTAGACTACGTTAAGAATTATCGACAGTTTGAGGAAGAGCTATTAGAACGTGCCCAAAACGACACCTCTCTTATCGACCAGGCCCGTACTAACGCCACAGAGGCACAGGGGCTGATGTCCGGTATAGCAAACCGTAACGCTAATCGCTACGGCGTCGCGTTGACCCCCGCCCAACGGATAGAACAAA